CGGCTCTTGACCAGATCCTAAGGGATCTGCCGCAAGAGGCATTCACCGGCCTTGCTACAAAAGCAAGGGTGACGGTGGCATCCTCCGCCTCCTGGGAGAAAACCCGGAGAGAGGGAGGAACGATCGAGGCTCTAAGACTAGTCTTAGAGTCATACTCGACCGACGACCCCGTGCCAATTCGAGACTTGGACACAGGGGCCATTATCGACCATTGGGGGCCCACGGGCTTCACAACGGTCGGAGAGTTTGTATTCTGGGCTAGCCTAGATTACATACTCAGGACACCACCGGAGTACTTAACGTACTTATTTCTGACGGTGGTGCAAGAGCCCGGAAAGTCACGAACTGTGACTAAAGGGCTTGCTTGTTTAAAGATCGTCTTAGACGTCATAAACAAGATCTGCGCCTGGCCCCTGAAACGGGGGATAGAGAGCAGTGCTTCAGGGATGGGGCGATCGCACCATGCCTGGAACTACTTCATTCGAATGATGTCAGACGAAATGAAGGAAGATCTCTTTAAGACGAAAACACGTCAAGAAGAGACATTCGAAGGCTACGTCGAACGGACGGACACCTACGAAGACTTCTTTATGTCCTCAACGGATTATAAAGAAGCCACCGACGCAATGCCGCTTGATTTCTCGCGGATCGCCGGGAATCTGTGGATGCGCAAATGCGGCATACCACGGATGTTAATTGGGATCGTTAACCGGGTTTGTTTCGAACCCAGAACGGTCGTCTTCACCGCAACTGGTGCCTTGGCACAGTACGGTGAACCTTGCCCGCTCGGAGAGGAACTCCGGCAGGTAAAGATGGTTAGGGGTGTTCCAATGGGCGACCCGCTAACCAAGATCGTGCTCCACATGGTAAATGTGGTCGCGCGGTCTCTCGGAGAGGGTTTGGGAAAACCCGCCCTCTTCGATCGCTTCACCAACTCACACGAGGCGGTAGAAGCGTACCGGTCTGCTGTTTTACGACAGGCCGGCTAGACCCAGTTTGAAAACATCTCTCTGGATCTATCGCAACAGTTCGGACCCGTATCTACGGGTACTACTACG